TGCTGCGGTTTCCGTCGCGATCGCTGCGGACTCTTCGGAAATCGCAGCAGCCGCTTCGGAGCGCACCGCCAAGCCTTCAGATTCCGCGGTGAGTGCGCCCAGCAGGTCAGCGCCGTCGATCACCAGCTCGGCGACGTGGTCCGCGGCGATCGTCAGCGTGGCGCCAGCGTTCGGCAGAGCAGTGGTCGAACGGGCACCGTACGAGATCTGGCGCTGCGTCGGCGCGTTGTCGCTGCCATAGGCGTGCGCCGGGGCGTGGATCTTGCCCACCAAGCGCGTCCGACCGCCGATAAGGAGGGCGTATTCCAGCCAGGAGGTATCGCCAACCTCACCAGCATACGGAAACTTGGCCGGGTTCTGCAGCGTCGACTTGTTGATCCGGACCCGGATGTCGTTGTGCTTCACGCCATCGACCGTGGTGACGCCGGCCAAGCGGAGCCCTTCGGCGTTGCCGTTGGTGACCTTCAGCAGGTCCAGCGCTGGAGCGCCCGGCGTGTCCCCTTGCAGGCGCGCCTGCATGCGAAGGTCAACGTTTGTCAGGTCGGGCCCGATGACGCGCAGCGGGTACTCGAACACGTCATCGTTGCGCCAGACCGTCAGGTCCAGGCGAGCAGTCGTCGGCTTCGATGCCATCGATCTCTCCGGAGGTTGGAATTTGGGTGAGGGGCAGGCCTCAGGCCTGGTTCGGCTGCTCTGGCTGCGCCATCTTGATGTTGTGGCTCAGCACGCCGTTCGAGACGTAGGTGTGAGCGTCGGTGACAGTCGCCTTCACGATACGATGCGAGCCTGGCAACTGCGCCCCGATGTCGCGCATCTTCACCCAGGTGCCGGTGTAGACGAGGTGATCGCCGGTGGCGCGGAGCTCGCGCCCGCCCACGACCGCCTGCCAGACATCCTCGCTGTCGGCGATCTCGACGGCTTCGACCGGGAAGAGGCCCCAGCCCCCTGCTACATCGGTCAGACGCTGCTCGTGACGGGTACGGACACAGTCACCGACCGCGAGCTCGCCGGCCGGTTTTTCCGTGCCGTCTGCCATCAAGATCGGGGTGTCGACGGTCACGCACTGCCCACCCGGCGGCGTTGCGCCACCGCCGCTCGACGGCGGGCTCCCGGCGGTCGGGATGATCGCATAGCCGAGATAATGGCGGCTCGGATGGTCCGGCGCCGCGCGGGCGTCGATGTCGTCCTCGAACAGCTGGTACGTCACCGCGCCGCCGACGCGCGCCTCGTCATCATAGCCGATCGCGCGAACGGTCCCGGGCGGAAGAGCGGTCTGCCCCGCCTGGAGCATGGTTACCGCGACGATCGACGCGTTGGCGGTGTTGATCGAGCTGTCGAAATAGAAGCTCAGCCCGGTGGCCACCGCGACCTGGTGCTTCAGCGAGCCGTCCATGTACCACCGCACCCAAGCCTGTGTGCCTTCGACCTCGTAGGCCAGCGCGAACGTGGTGCTGGCGGTGTAGGCGCCCGCATCTTTGACGTAAGCGCCGCTGACGTAGATGCGCGCGATTCCGTCCGGCCGACCGGTGAAGCAATAGTCGACCGTCTCGTAGCTCGCATTCGTCGCCGGGTCGGTGTTGATGCCCGCAAGGATGTCCGTCGCTGCCTGCCCGGCGCGGAAGGTCACGCGACCATTCGGGACGAGTGCCTGGGTGGAATAGGCTCCCGCATCCCAGCTGGCCGTTGCTCCCGTCTTGGTGACGGTGTTGCCCGTGACCGTGACGGCACCCTGGGGAACCAGCGTCAGCGCAGAGCCTGGCGTGATCGTGGTGCCGGTGACCGCGACATCCGGGTGACCGTCGGTGTAGCGCCGGGTGTGATTGCTGATCGTGATCTTGCCGTCGCTTGCGGCGGTGATCGCGAGGCCTATCGGGAACGACGTCGCGATCGCAGACTGGGTGCTCCCGGGTAGGCTGAACACGCCGGCCGTGATCGGGCCGAGCACCAAGCGATCACTGTAGGTGCCCGCCACCATGTAGCGCACCGCCACCTCGTACTGGGTATCCGAGGTAACGCTGGTGATCTCCTTTCGGGTGATGCCCGGCCCGTCGATACCGCCGCCGCTCCAGCCGACATTGGGATCCGTACCCCCGACATAGCGGCGGTACTCGAACAGTACGCCAGCCGTTGGTCGATCGTCGGCGGCGCCGGTGACGATCACCGCCGGGAAGGAAACCCCGTTTGCGGTCAGCACCCCACCGTTTGCCGTCCAGTCGGCGGCATCCGGTGCGCTCAGGTCGATCGAGGGGATCGACAGGTCAGGCGTCGGCGGTGCCGTACCGCCCTTGCCAAGCGCGAAGCTATGCTTGGACGCCGTCTCCGACCGGCAAGTCAGCGTGACGCCCACGGTGCCCATGTCGATCTCGCGGGTCCGCACCACCACGTCACGACCGAATAGCGCCGCCTCGGGAATGTCCACCGTTAGGCAGTCACCCGGCCGGAACCCGATCATGGTCGCTTTGCAGGGGAGAAGAATACCGTCGAGCTCGCGAAGGTTCAGGATTTCGTAGAGCCCCAACTGAGCGCCTTGGTCGACCTGCTGCACCAGCGGAAACCTGAACTCTTTCGGCCGGCTCCCCCCATCGACCGCAACATAGTCGGGGATCGCGATCGCGTTCAGCGGCACCATCTGCCAGCCGTGGCTTTCCAGCCGCACCCAGGAAATGGCTGTGTTGCGGCGCGCGCGCCTCGATGCCGTGCCCGGCACGTCAACGTCGCCGATGATGTCGGCGCTGGTGATCGTGCCGATTGACACCCGCGGCGCGTTGAAGGTTACCGACAACTGCCCGCTGACCGGCATCGGCTCGCCGCCGCCGGCCTGACAGATCATCTTCAGGATGTCCCAGCCGTTGTCGGCGCTGGTGTAGACGAGGCCGCCCGCCTTCCAATTGTTCGCCTCACAGACGTTCGCGAACTCGACAAACGGGGCCAGATCAATCCCAACGACCTTCATGCCGCCGCCGGCAATCAGGGTGCCGTTCTGCACCCGACCGTAGGCCCAGGTGATCGCGTGCAGCGCCGGGTTCTCGCTGTAGACGTAGGTCGCCTCCTGCCCCAGGCGACACGAACCGGAGCCGCCCGGATAGGTGCTGTCGAGCCGCGGATCGTAGACGAACACGCCTTCGAGGATCCGGCCGCGTTCCGGCACGCCGTTGGGGAACTTCTTGCCCTTGGTGTCGAACTTCAGCGTCCAGAGATCCGCCGCAAGTCCGGATAGCTTCGAGGCCGCACTCCAGCCGGGGAAGTTCCCCTGCGGGCCTTGCAGTGCTCGGCTTTCCGGGCAGGCGCCCAGCTGCTGGTCCAGCCACATATAGCCAGCATAGGTGCCGACGGCCGCGCGGTTCTGGAAGGCGACGTTGGCCTTCTCGACCTGGAAGGGGCCGAGGCTCTTGATCGGGCCGATGCTGTGGACCGCAACCCAGCTCTCCAGGCTGTTCTTCGATCCGTAGTACTGGCGATGCACGACCTTGCCCGCCGAATAGGTCCGGCCGATCGCGTACGGCAGACCCGATTCCTTATCGATCGTGAACTCGGTCGGGTTTCCGCCGAGTGAACCTTTCGGCGTGGCGGCGGCCGAGGCGATCGAGAGCGCGGCCGCACTAACCTGGGCCACCGTAGCGACAGTGGCGATCGTGGCGGTGGTAGCGCTGGCCGCAAGGGCTCCTAGCGACACAGCGGCACCGACGCCGGTCGCAGCAAGCGCGACAGCGCCGACGACGAACGCCGCCGTCCGAAGAGCTTTCGCCATGTGCGCCTCTCAGACCCGCCAGGCGGCGAGATATTGAACTGGCTGCAGGATGTCTGCGCCGTCCACGTCTTCGTGATAGCCCAGCACCCGGCCGTTCCCGACGGCGACGCTCAGCGCCCCACCGAACGGCCCCTCAGCGGGCAGCAGCACCAGGTCCGCCACCCAAGCCGCCGCGGGCGCGATGCGGGGCAAGCCCAAGGCGTCGACAGCGGCGGCTAGATCCTCGAACCCGGCACGCTGTAGGGCACGCGCGGCGCCCAGAGCGTTGCTGTAGGTGCCCGCCTTCGCCAGCTGCGGCCGGTGGCCCATCTTGCGCAGGACGAACGCGGCCAGCCGAACGCAGTCATTCTTACCATAGGCGAGCGGCTGACCCTTGAACCGATCGACGGCGGCCTGCGCCACCCGCTGGCGACGAAGGAGCTCGGTCATAGCCCGATGTTCCCCAGGAAGGACGCGCTCAGGCTGCCGCCGGTGACGCGCACGGTGGAGGGCGGCTTCTCCACGCCCCACATCGAGGTCTTGTCGATTCCGGTCATGTTCGCGAGCCCGGTCTCCCCGGGCCACACCAGGCGGTGCCAGCTATCCGACAGGCGCGCGCCCTTCTCCTCGTCGTGGAAGGGCTCGAGCGCGGAGGCGCAGCGCCACTCGAGCGCTAAACTGCCCTTGCCGACGCGAATCCGTGGTACGTCGAGCTCGCCAGCAAATAGTTTGATCGGCTCTGGCAGCAGCCGCCCGTCAGCCGGGTTGATCAGCCCGAGCCAGCCGCCAACCTCGCCGCCTTGGGCCGTCGCCGCAACCAACTCCGATGCTGCGGCGCCCTGCGGCGCGACGAACGTCAGCTGCCAGTCCGGCGCCTCGTCGGCGACGCCATCCTTCAGGTTGCTCGCGGCGACCAGGATGCCGAAGCGGGGATCCTCGCCGACGAACTTCTCGCCGTTGAACCGCACCTCAGCCGAGCCGACGAGTTGGCACAGCGTGTAGTCGGGCAACTCCACGCGCACGAGCGGCGCATAAACAGATTGCCCAGCGCGCAGTGCGGCCGACATCTGCGGCGTGAGGCGGAAGGTCATGCCCGCTCCTGAATGCTGAAGGACAGCGGATCGGTCTTCGCGCGCCGGAACAGGGCCCCCTTGTCGAAGCCCAGCAGCTTGCCCTCGATCATGGGGGCGACGAACTCAGCCGGCTCGCCATCCACCGTCAGGAACCGCAGCATCGGCCATATCGGGAGGGCGAGCCGCCCGGTGTCCGGCGCCAGCATCTGCCTAACGCCGGCGATCATGTGGACATAGTGGCGGCCACCGTGGACGATGCTGAAGAAATTGCCGCGGGTGAGCGCAGCACCTCTCTGCAAGCCGCGCAGCGACAGCGTCATTCCGGCCTGATCCGTGCCATCTATCACCACGCTAGTGCCTGGCGAACTGCCCCTGCTCTTGTTCGGCTGGACGATGCGCATGATCGCGCTGCTGTTGCTCGCCTCGAACAGCGCGGCGATCATCAGCCGCCCCTCATCGTTGTTGCGGAACTGCGTCGTCTCGATGTCTGCGGCGAACCGATCGCCTGGCCGCGGGATCGGCAGGTCGGGCCCACCGAGCGCGCCCTCCTGCTCGCCGCTGAACAGGCGCGGCCGCAGCGCGAACGACTTGATGCGCAGGTGCGGGATCTCGACGGCCATCAGCGGAACCGTCCCAGCCTGCGCGTGCCTGCCGCCATGCTCTCCGCTTCGGCCATTGCCGCGCCGCCAGCCGCGCCTTGCACCGCCGCGCCCGTCCCGATCGCGTTCATCTGGTCGACCAGCTGCTGGGTCATGACCGCGCCCTCCAGATGGAAGTGATTGTGAACCGGGCCACGCGCGGCCGTGTCGTTGGCGGCGAGCAGACGGCGGGTCTCGCCGGCTGGGGTCACTTTCGAGCCCTGCGGCAAGTTGACGATCTCCGGCCCGTTCTCAGCGAGCCAAGTCGCGCCGCCCGACCACCATTCGGTGCCGGCGGCGTTGTTGCCGACGCCCTTGGAGCCGAACAGGTTGCCGATCTTCCCGACCAGCCCGCTCAGCGTCGGTAGCGCCTTGTCGCCGTTGATCAGGTTCTTGAGCGGGTTCAGCAGCGCGAGCTTCACGAACTCGCTCTTGAGCATGTTCAGGATCGTCTTGCCGGCGTTGCCCCAGCTCGACCAGGTATCCTCTGACAGCACCGTTTCCACGAAGTCGTTGCCGAAGTCGCGCAGCTCCTGAAAGCCGGCGGCGGCGAGCTTCGCCTGGGTGTACAGGCCATCCAGCCGCTCCTGGTTCGCCAGGATCTCGCGCCCTTCTGTGCTATCAGCATCGATCCCCTGGCGCTTTAGGTCGAGGATTAGCCGCAGCTTCTCCGCCTGGCGCCCGCGCTCGTTGTCGTTGGCAGCTGACAGCGCCAGTTCCAGCTGCGCCAGCTGCATCGAATCACGCTGATCCTCAACGGTCCCGGCGTAGTATTCGGCGCGGCGCTTGGCCTCGCCTGCCCATGCCTCATCGACACGGGCGTCCACGAACCGCTGCCGCTCGTCGCCCTTGTAGCCCTGCCCGTCAGCCTCAATTTCCGCAGCGCGGCGCGCGCTGTCCATGGCACGGCTCAGCGGATCCTTGGACAGGTCGTAGATGCTCGAGATCGTCTCCGCGAACCGGTCCTTGGCCGCGTCGATCGCCTTCGCCGCTCCGCTTCGCGCCTCCTCATCGTGCGCTTCTGCCAAGGCCTTGCGATAGGCCTCGATCACGGTCGTGAGCTGTGCAAGCGCCTCGCCCTGGGCAACCGTCTGCAGCTTCAGCAGGGGGCGAAGCGCCGCCTCGTCCGACAGCGCCTGGGCCATGCCTTCCACCGGCAGCGTGCCAGCGAGCACCTGCGCCCGGACAGCTGCGCGAGCGTCGGTCTCCTCGCGCAGCTGGGCAACAGACTTCGCGCCGTTCGCTACCTGCTCGCCGACCATCACCTGCAGCTGGCGCTGCACCTGGGCGTCGGTGTCGATCCCGCGGCGCGTCGCGTCGGTGAGCCCCTTGCGCGCGGCCTCGGCCCGAAGCGCTGCGTCGCCACCGACCAGATAGGCCTTCGCCAGGTCCAGCGAGGCTTCGGCGTTGACCTCCATCGCGGTCGCCTGCCGCGCGAGCGATTGCGCATGGCTATCGCCAGTGCGGCGGGTAGCATCCTGCGCGACGTTCAGGTCGTGCTCGGCGGCCGTACGGGCCGCCAGCAGCTTCGCCTGATCCGCCTGCGTCTTGCCGCTGGCATTGTAGGCAGCGTCCGCTTCCTTGATGCGGATCTGGTACTGCGCCTGGGCACGGTCGGCGGCGGAGGTGGCGCCCGCGAGCTTTGCGCGGGCCTCGATCAGGCTGGTGTCCGCCTTCGCGAGAGCCGTGGTGTCGCCCTGGAGCGCTCGGAGCTCCTTGTGCAGCTCGGCGTTCTCGCGCGAAGCGACGATCGCCTGCCCGCCAATGCCGGAAACATCCAGAGCGACCTTCGCCAGCTCAGGCCGCGTCCTCGCGAGCGCGGCGAGACCGTCGGCTAGCTTGGTGACATCACCACCCGCACGCCGGATGACACGCTGCACGTCGGCGTCGTCTTCGAAGCTGACGCCACTGGTCGTTGATCCGGGCGCCGCCCGGGTGCCGCGCAGAGATGCATCTGCCGCGCGGTCAAACGCTTCCGCCCGCGCGTCGGTGATCGCCTTCTCGTTCGCCGCGATCTGCGCCTGGCGCGTCAGAACGGCGTTGAGCACCAGCGTGCGGTTCTGCTCCTTGAGCTTGCCGGTGGTGCTGTCGATGAAGTTGCCGATGTCGGACTGGCGGTCCTGGAACTTCTTCATGCCCGCCTCGGCCTTTTCCGAGGCGTCATTGTTGCTGAGGAGGTGGTCGGTCAGGGACCCGAGCAGCAGCATGCCGCCGGTGATGGCGAGCCCCCAGGGGCCGATCATGAACCTTGCGAAGGATCCCGCGCGGCCCTCAAGATTGGAGAACTGCCCGGCCACCTGGCCGCCTTGGATCGCCAGCACCATGAGCGGGTTGGCGCCCATCGACAGCTGGGTGAACAGATCCTGCGCCTGGAACGACAGACCCTGCATCGCTGCCCGGTGTGCGCCGGCTGAGTTTGCCCCGCGCTGCTGCGCGGCCGTTGCGCTGTCGAGGGCGGCCCTCTCCTGCCCCAGCTTGGCGACGTACTGGTCGAGCGAGATCCGGCCTTGGCTGACCAGATCCCGGGCGTTCTCCATCTCGGCGTTGAAACGCTGCTGCGCGGCCCAGGCTGGGTCGAGCGACGCCACCAGCGCCCGGGTACGCGCCTCCAGCTGCTCCTCGGCCGCGATCAGATCCTTGAACGCCGCAGCGGATGCGCGCGCCGATCCCTCGCCCAGCCCGTTCCGCTCCCCAGCGCCGGCCGCATAAGCGCCACCGAAGCGGGTGTTCGAACCAGCCGCAGCGTTCGCCTGCATCTGGATCGCGGTCTGAGGAACAATGGCCGCGATCTTGGCGGCGGCGTTCGCCTGGCGCTGCAGCGCCGCTTCAACATCCTGCCCGGCGCGGTCGTAGGCCTTGCTCCAGCGGCTGGCTGAAGCCTCGCCGGAAGCGGCCATTTCGTCGAAGGTGCGGGTGACGTCGGCCTTGCCGGTCGTGCCCATGCGGATCGAGACGGACTTTTCCACGCGCCCTCCTCAATCCCCGCCGTCATTACCGGCGAACTGCGCGACGATCGCCGCTTCCGCTGTCGGCAGCACGTCCGCCAGCATCTCCATGTCGGCACCAAGCGCGGCGCCGATCGCCATCACCGCCGCGTAGTCCAGAGCAAACGGCTTGCCGTCGATCCCGCGGACGCGCAGCTGCCGCTCGCAGGAGTTCAGGACTTCCCAGACGGCTTCCGCTTCCGCGGTGTCGAGCTCTTCGATCTGGTACGGGCACTGCGCGCAGCGCGAGCCCTCGCCGGCTTGGCAGGTAAGCTGGCAGTATCGTTCTCCGGCGTCGCCGCCTCCCCAGTGCCATTCTGAGAGGCGGCGGAGACGTTTTTTGTCCGCTCCCGCAGCACGA